ATCCGGGATCCGGGCGATCACTACGAACTTATCAAATTCTTTCAGCATAGCTGACCAGGTTGCTGCATCAAGCATCTTCCACTGCAGACTGTCAAACTTGTTTAAGTCTCTTCCTACCTTCTGTCCTACAAATTCACCCAGGGCATTACGCCCTGAGTTTACATTCGTAGATACGATCAAACGCCCACCGATATCAGGAGCCGGGAACTCCCGGCCATTGATCGTTATTACTGCCATTTGTTACCGCCTCCTTACGTTGTCCTTAACGTGTAACCGCTTCTCTTTTCCAGATCCGTCAGTTTCTTCTTTACATCACGGATATCAATGCTCACTGTCAGGTCCATGGCTTCGATCAGGTCCACAATGCGCTCTAAGAGTTCCTGGATGCGCGCGATACGTGAATCATCCATACCGGTACCATTCTGTGATAATGCCACAGCACGGCTTACCAGGTTCATAAGCCTGTCATCATCATTTTCATAAACAGCTGCACGGCCTGTTACTGCCAGCGGCGGTGCTGCATTACCTGCTACACTTGACATCATGGATACAAGCGGAGCCATGCAGGAACGCATGCCGTTCTGGACTGCCTGGGTAATGCCCTGGGTGATCTGCTGGTTATTAGCAACAGCAGCACGACCGCCCCAGCTTCCAACCATTTCCGGGATACCGTCCTCACGGGCTACGAACATCTGACCAGATTTAGGGAATCCACCGGAAGCATGACCGGATACCGGTGAATTGGTACCATAGTCCCAGTCATCGCTGTCATCTGCCTCATCATCTTCGGCGTCTTCTTTGGCACTCTTGAAAATACTCTTCGCGCCTTCCACAATTCCATCCCAGACACCGCCGACAAAATCAGCACAGCCCTGCAGCCATCCGGCAATGGAACCCCAGACGGATTTTAAGCCATCCCAGAGTTTGTTCATGATGCTCTTTCCGACCTCGATCATTGCATCCGGTTTAAACACTTCTTTGATCTTTTTCCAGATATCTTCAAACCAATCCTTGATAGCGTTCCATTTTTCTTCAATGGTCCTTTTTACACTGTCCCAGATCTCTGAAAGCTTGTCTCTGATCGCTTCGAAAATAGATGTCGCAAGAGCTTTGATTGCATTCCATAGGTTAGATGCAAATGCCTTAATCTGGTTCCACTTAGTTTCCCAGGCTGTTTTTATCAGTTCAAGCGTACTGGATATGAACACCTTAACCGCATCAATGGCATTATTTATTGTCTTTTTAATTGCTTCCCAGGCTTCGGCTGCAAACTTTTTGACTTCATCCCAATGCTGATACAGAAGAACTCCAGCCGTAATCAGCGCTGTTATAGCAATGATAACAAAACCGATCGGACTGGTAAGGAATGCAATGGCCGCACCTAAAGCAGTAGTAACCGTTGTTGCGATCGCACATACAGCATTCCATGCCACTGTAGCCGCAGTCATGGCAATCTGAGCTGCGGTATCTGCTATCTTTGCTGCAGTATTGATAACAAACTGGGCCGCCTGCTGCACCAGGGCCGCTGTTCCTTGCGCCAGGTTTACTACAAAATCTTTGGCATACATAGCAACAATAGCGGCTGTCTCCAGCTTATCTGCTATAAGCGCTGCTGTATGTGTTGCAATAGCAGCCGCATTTGCTACAAAACCAGCTACCATTCCAGAAAGCATTGATACGACGCCACCAGCATTAATGATGAATTCACCAAGTTTTACAACTTCCCATGCCCCAAAGAAAGCAGCAACAACTCCAATAGCTCCGTCAAAGCGTGTCTGAGTTTCTGTTATCCAGTCCACAACTGAGGATATCGCTTCTGTAAATGCATCAAATACTGGCTTTGCAACAGTATCATAAGCTGTATTCAGGCCATCCCATATCTTATTAATTAATTCTTTCAGCTTATCAAATATAGGCTGCAGTTCGTCTAATAGCCCCTGTATCCGTTCTTTGATCTGACCAGCATTATCGGTTATAGGCTTTGTTATAACCTGGATCAGATCCCGGACAAATTTACTGCCTAATTTTGTAACTCCCATAAAAGAGCTGCTGAAAATGCCTATGATATCAGCTGTGATCTGTTTCGCTGAGTCACTGCGAAATACAGTAAAGATCCCTGCAATGGAACTTGTGAAATTTCCAACTAATGTCGCAATCTCACCGCCAATATTAAACATCTGGACCAGATAGTCTTTAATGCGGCCTTTATTCTGTTCCAGGTACCTGCTAATACCGCCCAGAAGGTTATCTGCGATCGTTGCACCGATACTTGCTACAGAACCAGTGACTTGCCCTAAGGACCGGGCTAATGTATTGGCAAAACCTAAAGCCGCTGTCTGCACATCAGAATCAGTGAAAATATTCCCAAGGCTGTCTTTTATGGACTGGATGCTGCTTTGGATCGAATCAAATACAGATGTATCACCAAAAGCATCCCAAAAACCACTTGTAAAAGAGTCTTTTAACTGGTTCAGCAGATCAGCTATCTTCTGCAGCTTACCACTGACTATATCTTCCTGTTCCGGAAGCGTTCCCATATCAAAGTCATCTGCATTGTAGCCGCCTGCTCCACTACCGCCGGATCCACTTCCACTATCTGAGCCACTATCAGGATTTAAGATATTAAGCTCATCAATGCCTGTGGTCGCTGTTTTAATATCCTTAGCGGCTTTCTTTGTAGCATTTCCGGCACCGGTTGCAGCCGTTCCAGCTTTATTTGCTGCGGCAGCTACAGCTTCCATGCCAGCTGCAGTTGCGGATGCTCCTGAATCTTTACCGCCAGACATCAAGGCAAAAAAGGCTTTAAATGCATTCGCCAGGCTGAGTATTTTACCAATGACTGCATTGATCACCTGGATGACCGGGGATAATGCAGCTATAAGGCCCTGGCCTATGGTTGCCTTTAAGCTGTCAAACTGCAGCTGTAAGATACGGACCTGGTTCGCCCAGCCGGTGGATGTCCTGGAGAAGTCACCTGCTGCCGTTGTCAGCTGATCCTGTACAAACTTATACCGCAGGGCAACCTTTTCCATTTCGGACATCTTTGCTGTAGTCTTTCCGAAGCCATTTGCCATGGCATAGCTGTCAAGAGCCGTCTGGGTCATAACAATGCCCAGATCTTTCAGGCTTTCTGTTTCACCAGTGAATACAGACTTTAACTTCGTATATGCCTCATCCTGGCTGATGTTGTAGAAAGATGCCACATCTCCGGCAAGACCAGTAAGAGTTGTGGACATGTCATATGCAGCCTTCTCACTGAAGCCAAATGCCTTTGCCATAGCTCCAAAAGTACCGGTAAACCGCTTTGCCATGGTCTCAGACAAGCCAAACTGAGTGGCTGCGTTCTGGGCAAACTTATCTACCTGTTTGCTCATCTGGGGAAATGTAACATCAACTACGTTCTGGACTTCTGCCAGATCAGAACCTAATTCTATACAGGACTTTCCAAAGTCAAATACTTTTTTGACTGCAAAAGCTCCTGCCAGCATAGCTCCCAGCTTTTTCAGCGTACCGCCCAGGCCTTGAACCTGCACAGCGGCAACTTTTGACTGCCGTCCTATGTTACTGACTCCCTTACTGGCAGTCTTGGAAGACTCTTCTCCCTCATGCCCCATTTCTGAGAAAGCCCGTACTAATTTTTTGCTGATCAGTTCAGCTGCTACCTGGGTTACTTCTTCAATCTGCTGTAAATCCAGTGCTACTTCAAACCTGAGCTGTGCATCCGCTGCCATATATGTCACCTGCCTTTTTTATTAAGACAGGCACATCGGCACAGCGTCTTAGATCTTTAACTCAAATATTTTCCTGCATTCCTTATTTTTACATTTAAAAAAGATGCCCTTGCATTTGGCATCTTCTGACTTCATTGCATTGACCGGATACCCACAATACGGACACCGGACTTTTTCATGCTTTACTTTTTCAATTTCAACCACCTCCGCATAATGCAGCGAACATCCTTTCCAGACCTTCCATTTCCCTGTCATAAGCCTCCGGAGTCATCTGCTCCATCTGATGTTTACGCCAGTTGTCATAGATCCTTCGCTGATCAGTGGTAAAATGTTTGATCACATTATCATCTGTTTCAGAACGTATCGCTACCACCCGGCCCAGGGGAGTTTCTGGTCCAAGCCCGGCCAGCAGGGAACGGAACTCATCCCAGCTGACCGTTTCAAACTCTTTCGTCCTTATACGCAACCCGTACTGCGTCATGAAACTGGAAATGATCAGGTCCCAGTCTTCAAACAGGTCGTAGTACGGGTCAGTGCTCTCCCTGGCCCACATCTCCTGTAGCAACAGAAACTGCTTCCTGGATAATGGTCAACAGATCTGAAAATATGGGTTTCATTTTATCGATCTCTTTTTGAAGTGCACGAAGCGCAGAATTGGTGTTGTCGGCCCGGACATACGTCCCATGACCGGCAGCCGCAATCTCCTGGCACATCTCTTCATTCAGTTTCGTGATCACCACATTTCCATCCTTGTCCTTCATGTAGTTGTTGCTACCGTCCACCGGGATCGGAGAACCTTTCGGGTCACCCATACCGACAATGTTTACATGAATACCTTTTTCTGCTGCTGCGGCAGCTGCTTTCACGGCATCGTCTTCGTGGTTCTCACCATCGGTGATCCGGATAATCGCCTTGTCCGATGTCTCGCTCGGTGTAAAGG